AACCCGTGACAGACCCTCCCTTAGCCATCCTCTGAGCATACTTATCCGTCACGGCGTTGTACTTCATCATCAACGCTGGTGAGCTATTAAGGAAGTCATCAAAGCCCTGCATAGGGCCTTCATAGCCCATCTTACGAGCCAAAATCTCACGCTGCTTAGAGGTAAAGGATGTTTTCATATTCTTCCTATTAAATGTCGCTCAAGAACAAAGCCTTCTCAGCTTCTCGACGTCTAACCAAACCAGGCAACACCTTGCCGCCACCTTTGGTCCACGCCATAAAGCTGTCTGCTGCTCTTTCCCATTCTTGTCTATTCACTGCCATGCGGATGGTAGAGCGTTGAAAATTACCTAGCCCAGCATTAAAGGCAAAAGAGACACAAGCATCGAATGCTCCTTGACGGCTAGAAAGAGCAGGAGCAAGACGAAGTACACCTCGCTCAAACACTGCGATGTCTTTCTCAAAAAGCTCATTGACTTCATCTTTGCTCCATACTCTGTTGTCCTCATTCTTCAGAGGATATTCCTTTCGGATTATGCCAGAGTAGTTGTTATCTCTAACAACAGGGAGTCTGATTTGTTCTTGATAGAGAACATGACCATACCCAATAGTCCAGATGTGAGCAGGACATAGATATGGTTTAAGTCTGCACCCTTCAAAGCGATGCATCAAATCAAGACCTTTCTTGCTTGTCTTCATTTCTTGGAGAAGGCTTGTGTACCAAACCAGAAGGCAATGATGGAAGACAGGATGATCATCTCATCGTCAGTGAAGGCTTGGTTGATGACGGTGAGGAAATCAAGACCTTCAGACCAACCCCACCAGATGATGGCAGCATTGATGGCAACAAGCTCAAGAACAAAGATGAGAGTGACAACAGGTCTGATGCTGGCTCTTAAGTTTGTCACCCACATGCTAGCACCCTTGCCGATAGCGATGTCATGTGCCAACAAAGCCTTCTGATGATCAACAACAGCTTCGTGATGACGGATGTCGGCATCAACCTGCATCTGATCTGTTCGAATCTCTTCGACACGTGCCTGAGCAATATATCCTCTCTCAAGAAGCTGAAGCTCTTTGTCATTCTGCATACGAGCTAGAGTAATTTCATGCTTCTTATCTTGTCTGTCTTGGAAGAAATCGAGCAGCTTAGGCAGACCTCCCATCAAGAAAGACACAACAGTAGATACTAGGCTCATCATAGTTCGTTTCCTTTCACATGACTAAGAATGAAGTCTGAGATGACATAGATGAGGTAGGAACAGAAGATGATGGCAGACACCATCAACGTATTCAAAGCTGCTCTTTTACGCTTTTCTGCTTGAAGATGTTCTTGACGTTTACGTCTTGTCTCGATCTTCCTACGTTCCTCTATCATCTCTCTATAGGCACCTTGTCCGTACCTATAAAGAATCATCGTCCTAAGTTCATTCTCTTGCTCTTCAATCTTCTTACGTCTCATCAGCGCTTCTAAGGCTTCCTGTTCAACAGAGCCTTTATGAAGCAGCTTCTTGAATAACGAAGGATTGCTGGCTTCTTCTTCAGCCTTCTTTACTTCTGCACAAGCACCAAACCACTTACCCAACTGGGATGCCATGCCTTCGATTTCTTGCCCTAGTTCAATGCCTTTCTTGATGGCATTGTAGGCAGCAGTGGCTGTTGCGAAGGCGCTGACAGGATCAATCACGATGTGACGTCTTTATAGATGGTGTAGAGTTTGTGTCCAATCATCAACACTGTGTAGATAAAGGTTGCCCACAACAACAACTCTGACACTTGATAACCAGCCAATGTAGCTAAGGACACCGTTGCCGGTGGTGCAGCCTTAGCAATAAGGACAGCACCAGACTCTGCTGCTTGTTCTGTGGACGACATAAACACTACCTTCTATCATTGGTACTATATTCAACCGTAAAGGATTGAATGACGTATGGAGGAATGTCTGTGTTAGAGACAAACTTCAACGACATCGATTCACCATTACCGATCAGCAGCGTCTCATAAGAAGGGCTTGTGGTGTCGCCATAAGTCGATGATGTTGTTCCCAAGACAACACTAGGTGGCTGAATAACATCGCTCTTGTTATAGTTGAGTAGAGTGTCAACAGTGGTTGTGACATTTCCTTCAGGCTCAACAGTAAGAGTTAGCTTGAGGAAGTTCTTACGCATCTTCGGATCGTTGAAGGTGTAATAGGGAGTAGAGTAGGTGGCAGTGATGTTGGTGCCATCAAAGGTGTTACCACTGTCCATTTGGTAGATGTAAATGATGTTGCTGGCGTCTTGAGCTAAGAACAAAGTCTTTTTCTCTTCTACCCAATAACTTATGTGATAAGGTTTAATGCCTTTGATGGTAGACCAAGACAACTCTGTAGGATCTAACCCAACCTGTGAACCAATAATTCCAATGGTGTTTGCTATGGTTGTTGCAAAGTTGTACTTTATTACTCTATATTGATTTTTGGTGGGAATAAACACACTTGGATAATTATTCTGCCCATTAGCAGAAGGTGCCAACAATGCATTCACTTCTGTTTTAATGGTGTTAGACAACAGACTAAAACCTAATCCACTCTGCTGATCACTATCAGAAAGACGAGAGATGCCTGTATCGGACATGAACAAAACATCTCCGTTGATTTCCTGAATAGACAAGCCATCAACACATCCTGTGTTTTCTGTAACAGGATTCAAAGAAAAATTGTTAGCATCAGAACCCGTGAGCCTGAAGATGTTATAGCGACAAAAGACAATGAGACTATCTCTCAAAGACAACAGACCAACTATCTCACCTGGTACAACAATTTCACCAGCACCATTAGCAGGTGTGTAGTCAAACTCATCAAAAGGAGCAGAGAAATACAAGCTGCTCTGAGAAGCCCAAAACATATGGCTTCTGTAATAAGCAGAATAGTAAACAGCATCGTTGTTAGCTGTCAGGATGTCATACATACCAGTGACAGGCTGATAGTATTTGAAGTCTAATATCATAGGATATTCATCACCCATAGGCAAGGCTACATAGCCTTTAGAGCCTTTGTTGTAGGATGCATGAATAGATGTAGAAGAAACACCACCAATGATTCTGGAACTCCAGTCAATGTTTTCTCCATCACTGGGACTAGAAGACAAAGAAGGATAGATGACTAAAGTAGCAGTACCGGCTTCTTTGTCATATGTCGTCACTGAAACAACAACATAAATATCTGGAAAAGAAGAAGCAGAAGTGCTTATCCAAAAAGTGTCACCAGAATCCGGTCGATGCTTCAGATTTTTAATGTTGAATGTGGTTCCTGTTTGTCCTGCACCATCAACTCTTGAATAGATAAAATTACCAGAACCATAGTCACCAAGAGAGAGCTTTGTGACATTGTTAAAGTCGTTAAGGATATATCTATGGATGCTACCAAATTCAACACCAACAAAAGCATATTCCTCTAGAGTGAATATCTTTGTTGAAAAAGGAAAATCTAAATTTTGTTTGAGCCTAATTTGTGTTCTAGCAGGGATGTTTGTAGCCAGCGCAGGAGAAAAATTTACAGTGGCATGTCTGTCCTGATAGCTGCTTGGATCTCCAACAATAGAACTTACAGTGTAGGTGGTTCCTGAGATAGTGAAGGTGATGGAGCCGGAGCCATAAAAACCAGACAGGTAATACCAATCACCAACGTTAATGGACGTAGCTCCAATAGAGTAAGCCTGTCTTGTCCACACCACAGGTAATGCTGAAACAGGAACAGTGTCCCATTTAGCATACCCATTGATGCGTCTATATCCACCTTCAACAGAGGGCTCAAAGTTCTCAAGCTCTCTAGCTGTACCAGGAAACTGAGAAGCCTGTGCCAATTGGGGAAGATTCGTCACCAACCCACCAGCACAGGCTACAGGCAATGTCTCAATTCTGTCCATATTAACCTAGTCTAGGACCAGCAATGAAGAAAGCACCCTGAGGAATGTATGTAGACCTCAGATATTCATATTCGTTGATGAGAAGAATACGCATCTTCTTGACACCTTCATCAAACTTTGCCTTAGCCAACGACGCAGCCTGTTCATTGCCTCTGAACATATAGGCATAGTACATAGCTCCATCGATGATGACATGCTTGAACTTCTCAGGCACTGTCGTAGTGTCGTTATACAACGACAAATCAGAAGGGCTCTGAAAATATTCGTAGTCAATGACATAAGCCTCCTTAGGAGGAGGCGTTACGATGAAATAATCATCAGGGGCTCTGACAACATACTCAGGAATATCTCTGATGCTGGTGTTGCTGGTGTCGTATTCGTAGTCAACATAGCGCTGAAGATATTCATCGTATGTCATCACCTTCAGACGAACGGTGTCGTTTCCAAAAGTGTTGTTACGACGAATACGGAAGCTGTCCATGTCAACATTGGAGACATCAGCAGGAAAAGCATATCGCATAGTGCCAGCAACCAACGTCACATTCTGTGTCGTGTGATTGAATGGCCATTGATAATGCGTCTGCTGAATGTCTCTGATGGAACTGTTGACAGCGTCTTTGCATTGGGCATACCAACCCTTAGCTGTCGGAAACTGTGCAGACGTCAGCTCAACTTCGTTGAGACGACGATTGACGCTGTTGACAAGTTCTAAGAAGTCGTATGCCATGATGATTTAGTTATAAAAATAGGGAAGACAGGACTGTTCTGTCCCATCTTCCCTGTCATGCCAGCTTAAGCCAGCGTATCGCGGTCAGCGCCGCCAGGAGCCGGCTTAGCATCGATGTTGCACAACAGCGCCCACACACGAATCTTGCCACCAGTGGGGGCAGTGGTGGCAGTGGCAATCAGCACATCAATGGTGTCGGCAGTGGAGCCAACAATCAGCGGCTGGAAAGCAGCGGCGTTCTGTGCATAAGCACTAGCAGCAGCGGCGTCAAGGTCAAAGCCGTCAACGAAGCAATCAGCGTCAACACCAGTGATGCCGAGATCAAGAGTGTTGTCGTTGGACTCGCCAGTAGCAACAGCAGTGACTTCGATGCCAGCATTGATCACCATCGTGTTCGCGGGAACATCGATAGCTTCGATGACATCAGAAGCAGCCAGAGCAGAACCCTTAGCCGTTGCAGCAGCAGCCCAGTCAATTTCACGCTCAACGAAATACGGAATGTTCGTAAGCGAACGCACCGGACGAGGAGCGCCGCCTAAGCCGTTAGAGAGATCAATAGTAGCCATTATGGTTTCCTTTCAAATTGTTTAAGATGGTTATTAGTCTTCTTAGTTGAGAAAGCCGACACGTACACAAAAGTGCAGAGGTGTCGGGCGTCTTAGACACTAAGAATAACTAGCAACCAAGATTAGGCCACGTTGTACTTGGCGGTGGTGATGGCTTCGG